GTGGCAACAACGCAAAGTGCAGTGATTGGAATAAGCAGGAATGGCAGCCACCCACCTTTGATACGATAGGTTCAAAAATCCGTATGCGCCAAACACATGAGGTAATCTGCGACTATCGTAATATTCCAGTGTAAGGTTCGATCCCTTACCTATCCAATCCCGGTCCGGAACGGGACAATAAGCCGAAAGGCGTAGACAGAGAGGAAGAAAGGCATGATATTACAAACAATCAAAAAGGGTGTCAGAAATGATACCTTTGAGGAATCTCAGGTTATTCAGTGTTTTGACGTTATCATCGAAAAGGATATGCTTCAAATATCCAACGCTGAATCCTCAGATGAAGAATTGGAAATCAGACAGAAGAATTTCAACAAGGCAAAGGAACTTATTGGTGCTGCCGGATTGTGCAGAGATAACATTATTTGGTATCTTGGTGATCCACCATTAGAGAAGAACGTTTCACTCACGGTGGTTACTTTAGATACAGTTACTTATGTGTATAGCCGCATTGGTATTCCTGATACTATGGTATTCATTCTGAATAATTCTGGAAAGACAATATCCAGAGTGTTATAAAAAGCCGTCCTGACTTCGGACGATAAACCAGTTGGGTTAGAGAGATTCCCCGAAAGATAGTTCCTATTGGCATACCCGGTGGTTAGGGTGTATCACAGCAAACCATAGTGAGTGTACGGAAATATTTAATCAAGTCCACCGTTCAGGATGTCGGCTGTGTGACGGTTAAGAGTGATTATGCGAGAAATGCGACATAGCAGAAAACTCAGAGGTTCTTGTGGGGCGAAGAACCATTATGGCGGAGTGGAGCAGTGGTAGCTTGCCGGGTTCATGCCCCGGAGGTCACAGGTTCAAATCCTGTCTCCGCAATCTTGCGTGGTAGTTCAACGGAGAGAACATTATGAGCGGTTGTCATGCTTCATGTGACACGGACAGCAATAATTCTTTTTTCGATGGTAACGAAGAGATGGGGGTTCGATTCCCTCCCATGCAACTGATACGGATTTCCGTATTAAAACCGAATATGGAGAGATGGCGGAACGGTAGACGCGGCAGTTATGTACAATACATCATGTTTGTGATGCTGACAGCAAATATTACAGCTTGGGGCCTGCTTCATTGTTGGTTCAAATCCAACTCTCTCCAATCAAGGCGATGGCGCAAATGTCCTTATAAATCAAGAAGATGCGCCAATTACATGAGTGAGGTAGCTCAGTTGGTAGAGCACGAAAGAAAAATGGATCATGTTTGTGATCCAAACAGCAATCTTTCATTCCATGCTAAGGACGTTGTCGGCGGTTCGAGTCCGTCCCTCACTCTATATGGCGATGTGGTGCAAAGGGAGCACAGCAGCTCTGTTAAGAAGAATGTCATGTTAGTGGCATAATCAGCAAACTCCTTTCAATAACAATCCCAAGCTGCGGATAGGGGTTCGATTCCTCTCATCGTCTCTGCCCCGATTGCCGGTTATGGTAAACCGGATGGAACATGGTTGACAGGAGTGTTCCTTACAGCAATCGAGCATACGGGTTCAAGTCCTGTCGGGGCAATTAAGTGACGCTTACAGCAATCTTTCAAAACAGAAAATTCCATTGACAATATTTTCCCGTTTGAAACAGCGTCATGTAAAAAGAAAGAGGTTGCCTATGAACCGAAAAGAAGATTATAGGGATATGGAAAAGTATCATAAGGCGTGTCAGAGACAGCATAGGCGATATTACAGCAAAACGTCATTTCTATATCCGTCTCATCCGTGGACTGCGGAGGAAGATGCACTGGTAATCAAACATGAGATTACCGATTCTGAACTGTCCGAGAAAATAGGTCGTTCTGTTGGCGCGATACATAACAGACGGTATGAACTTAAAAAGTTAGCCAGATAGGCATAAAACTTTATATGGGACGCTCACAGCAAATTATGGGATATGACTGTTAATCATAAAAACCAATAGCGTCCTGAATGAACTTACAAACAATTTTATTATGGGACTCCTACAGCAATCACAATGGTTAAAACAATGTCTGCAAAACAATGTGAAGTGGTTCAATTCCACAAATGAGAGTCCTGGAAAGAGAGGAAACAATGAGCTTTGCAGATGCAATGAGAAAAGACGGTTCATTTACCAGAACCGAAAACGGTGCTGTGGCTTTGAATACCACAGGAGACGCAAGACTGGATTTGTTCGGCACAATCGGATCTCTGAGAGAAACTGATGAGGGCAGAATCGAAACACTGTTCGCAGAGGCATACAATCAGGATGCTCTTTTTGCCACAAAGATTGCGTTCTATGCAAGGGATATTCGTGGAGGTCTTGGAGAAAGAAAGACTTTCAGAACAATCATCCGTTACATGGCAGAGAAACACCCGGAAGCACTCAGACCGAACCTTGATCTGATTGGAGTATTCGGAAGATATGATGATATGTATTCTCTGATCGGAACTCCGTTAGAGGATGATATGTGGGCTGCCATGAAGAAACAGTTTGAGGAAGATTTGAAAAACCTCAATGACGGCAAGGCGATTTCCTTATTGGCAAAGTGGATTAAGACTGCGGATGCAAGCAGCAAGGAGACACGCAGACTTGGCGTTATGACAGCACAGAAACTTGGTTATCCGGTCTACAATTTCAAGAGAATTGTCCGCAGCATGAGAAAGCAGATCGGTGTTGTTGAAAGCCTTATGTCTGCCGGAAAGTGGGATGAGATTAAATACCCGGAAGTTCCGAGCCGTGCGATGATGATTTACCGCAAGGCATTTATGAAACATGATGCTGAGAGATTTGGAGAGTTTATCAACAAAGCAGAAAAGGGAGAGGTAAAGATCAATGCCTCAACACTATTCCCTTACGATATTGTTGAGAAGATCCTTTACGGCAGAGAGAGCAACAAGGTACTTGAAGCCCAGTGGAAAGCCTTGCCGGATTATGTGGAGAAAGGAACAAACGCTTTAGTTATGGAGGATGTGTCCGGTTCCATGAGAGGCAGACCTATGGCAACATCAATCGGTCTTGCAATCTATTTTGCAGAGAGAAATGTGGGTGCATACCACAATCTGTTTATGACATTCTCTGACAGACCGGAGACGGTTATTCTGAGGGGAGAAACCCTTGAACAGAAGATTTGCAACGTGAGCAGAGCAAATTGGGATGGCAACACAGACCTTAAAGCTGCTTTTGAGAGGGTTCTTGAAATTGCGAAAAAGCATAATACTCCGCAGGAGGAAATGCCGAAAGCAATCGTTGTTATCTCTGATATGGAAATTGACTATTGCGGAAACCGTGAGTGGTCGTTCTATGACAAGATGGCAAATAAGTTCTGCAAGGCCGGTTATGTAATCCCGAACATCATCTTTTGGAATGTGAACAGCAGACACGATGTATTCCATGCAGATCACAACCGCAAGGGTGTGCAGCTTGCAAGCGGACAGTCCGTGACGGTATTCAAACAGATCCTGCAGAACCTTGGCTACAATCCGGTTGAGGCTATGGAGAATACAATCAATTCTGAGAGATATGATTGCATCACAGTCGAATAGAGTAAATACTGACCAGGGCAAATAGCTCCGGTCAAATAAAATATAAAAGGAGATAACCACCAATGAAAACACCCTACAATGAAATTGTGAACATCGCAAGTATTGGTTCACAGACAAATCCGATTTCTCTAAATGAGATTTTGAGAAAGGCAAACGATGAGCAGCTTACACCGGCAGCACAAAACAAAGAGAGAGTATTGTTTCTCGGAATTGATGTGCAGCAGGACTTCATGGATAATGGAGCACTCGGAGTTCCCGGAGCACACGGCGATGTGGAGAGAATGACACAGTTTATCTATAACAACATGGATAAAATTACAAACATTGCGGTATCTATTGATACCCACACACCACATCAGATTTTCCATCCGTGCTGGTGGATTGATGAAAATGGCAACAATCCGGCTCCTTACACACCGATTACGCTGGCAGACCTTGATTCTGGAAAGTACAGAGCTGTTATCTACCCTCGCCAGAGCCGTGACTATGTAGAACATCTGGAAAAAGACGGAAAGAAAACCTTATGCGTATGGTCTTACCACTGTTTACAGGGTACATCTGGTGCGGCATTTGAAAATCAGTTTGCCAACATGATTTATTTTCACTCTGTTGCAAAGAAAGCCGTTACGCAGCGTCTTGTAAAAGGACAGGATCCACTCAGCGAAATGTACGGAATTATCAAACCTGAGTATGATACAAAGAACTACATCAATATCGACTTCCTGAACAAACTGGAAAATTACGACAAGATCATTATTGCAGGAGAGGCAAAGAGCCATTGCGTATTGGAAAGCATTAAACAGATTCTCGAACATTACGCTAATCGCCCAGAGATCACTCAGAAAATCTATATCCTGGAAGATTGTATGTCCTCCATTTCTGGGTTTGAGGATGTTACTGAGCAGACCTTTGATGATTTTAAGAAAACGTACCATGTAAACATCGTGAAAAGCACAGATGATATTTTGTAGGAGGTAGCCGGCATGAATGAAACAGAACAGATAATTGACGGATTAGATGAGGTTGAGATCGCAAATACCTCCATTGATGAAATCGACAGTGAGAACATCAATTTAATTTTTGTCGGAATCGACAAGTCTGGTTCTATGGGAATGTATGAAAGAGATATGGTAAAAGCTCTTTCGGATTTCAAAGATGCACTTATCAATTCCAAGGAATGTGATGAGATTCTGGTTGCAAGAGCAGACTTCTCCGACAGTGCAACCGTAGGAGGCTATAAGCGCATTACAGAGTTTGACACTTCGTATAGCACCGATGGATGCACAGCTATGTACGATACGATCATTGATGGAACTGAGAAGTTGAAAGAATACAGAGACTTCCTCAAAAATGAGGGAATGAGAGTAAAGGCCGTGTTTGCAATTTTCGGAGATGGGATGGATAACTCTTCTCAGCCGGGAGGGTTTGCAAAGGCAAAGAAAGCGGTAGAGTATCTGAACGTGGAAGAAATCGTTACTGCGTTTATCAGTTTCGGAGGACAGGCAACACAGGAGGCGAAAGACCTTGGATTCAAGAATATCCTCGATGTAAGCAGTTCTGCATCAGAACTCAGAAGAGCTTTCAACTGCTTATCAAAATCAGTGATTGAAAACTCCAAGAGTGCCGTATCGAAACAGGATGATTTTTTTGACGTATAAAAAATGAGAGTAGAACGGCGATCCTAAAAGGGGTTGCCGTTCTTTTTTGTGGGAGGAAATACAATGGTTATAAATAAAATCGGTCAGCAACATATCGACTACGGTACGAATTGCCAGGACTACGGAATTGAATTTGATGGGATGAAAGTTGTTTGCGATGGCTGTTCGGAGGGGAAACATTCGGAAGTTGGAGCAAAAGCGTTTTGCCATCTTTTGAAAAATGACAGTAGAATTATACATGAATGTAGTGTATATACTGCCGCAGCCGCTTTTGGAGAGATACTTGGTCTATTCGGGCAGACTTCCGGCTCAATCAGAGATTTCCTTTGTTTTACGATCCTTATGGTTACTGAAAATGAGACACATTTCATGGTAGATTACTGCGGAGATGGTTTTATCGTGAAAGAACGTCTGGACGGAACGATTGAGTTTGAAGAACTATCTGACGGAGAATACCCGAAATACTTTGCCTACAATTATGTGAATAAAGATATGCTCAAACAGTACAAAGATGGTGTCAATTTTTCCACAAAGGCTTTTCCGAAAGATGAATACAGGAATATTGGTGTAGCATCTGATGGAATACGATTCGCCATGAAAGATGAACAATTTAAGAAAGAATTTACGGAAGTCCTGCAGAGCGGCAAGGAAGTAAGAGTAAAGAGGTTTATAAACAAACATCAGAAATTATTCCAGGACGATACAACAATCGTATTGTAGGAGGGCATTATGAAAATGGCACTAACGAGGATAGGAAAAGAAAAGATAAGACAGCTTACTCCCATAACGGAGGGAGGCGAGGGATATATCTATGAGTTTGGCAACGATATTCTGAAAATTTACAAACCCTGTGTTGATATTGCAGCCAAGGAAAAGAAAGTTGCCATGCTCATTGACAAACCGCTGCCAAAGGAGGCTATTAAACCGATTACGGCAGTGTATGACAATAACAATAAGTTTATTGGTTACATTATGCCAAAAGCCGTAGGAGAGGAAGTAAGAGTTCTCACAAGTAAAAAATATCTGAAAGCGAATGGGATAACCACGAAAGATATTTTGGAAATACTCGTAAAGATACAGGACACCGTGAGAGATATACATTCCGCCGGAGTGTGTATTGGGGATCTGAACGATCAGAACATCCTCTTTGACAAAACTGGAAATGTGTACTTTATAGATTGCGATAGTTGGAGCGTGGAAGATGAAAAATGTGAAGTTTGCATGGACTTATTCAAAGATCCATTGATGAAAGGAAATGATTTTTCAGAGGAAACAGACACATACGCAGAGGCAATTTTGATTTGGAAAACCCTTACAAGGATTCATCCGCATGGTGGGACTATGACACCAGATATGGATATTGTAGAACGTATGAAACGAGGAATATGCGTAATAGACAATCCAAAAGTAAAAATACCAAGAACGATTAAACCGTGGAAAAACTTATCTCCTTATCTGGTTGATTCTCTGAAAAAGATTTTTGAGAATAAGAGCCGATCTATGGGGGATGAATTAAAACACATGGCAAAACACCTTAAATTCTGCGATGTACACCAGGAGTTTTATTATGGCAAATATGCTCGTTGTCCGCTATGTGATAATAATGCAAATGTTCTTACTAAGCCGGTATCACAAGGGGTAACAGGAGGGCTTACACTTATCACGATGCTCAAAGGAAACGATGTAAAAATTGTTCTAAATGAGCAGTGCTATATCAATAATGCCGGAGAAGTAGTGGAAGTTAAGAATGGGAATAAATTCACATACGAAAGCGGAATTAAATACCATTTCGCAGAGGTTGGAGCAGAGAATATTGTAATAAAAGCGGATGATAGAGCGTTCTGGTTTACCACGGATAGAGAATATGTGTTTGAGAAGAAACACAAGAGTCCGATTTATGCGGCAGGAGATTCAGTATATTTCATAAGTCCTGCCAATACATTAACCTCTATCCAGATCACAAAATCAGGCAACGGAATACGGACGATTACAAAATGTGGATATGAGAGTTACTTTGCGGTATCTGAGGGACATTCGTGCGTTGTGAGTAGATTTGCAGAAAACCTCATTGTGAATCTGGATGGAAAAAACATTGAGATACCATATACTGATACCGTGAATAATTATGGAATACACAGAGATAAAATAACCGGAGGATGGCTTATCGTGTTGGAAAACGGAGCCGGACAGTTCTTTACCTTTGTGTGCAATGAACATGGAGTAGCGTATAGCGAGGATCGCATTAAATATCAATGTGGGCTTGGCAATGTATGTTTTTATAACTCCAATATCTCAATACCGATTGATGGGAATATCAGAATATATTCGTACCAGAAACAGGCATTTAAGGATTTTGAGTGCGAAGCCGTATCGCCAGATAGCTGTTTAATCAAAGATTCCACAGCATTTACGATCATCAATGATGAAAATATTTATAGACTTGGGAGAACTGTACGATGAAAGGAGAAAATGGTATGACAGAAGCACAGAAAAAAGCAGTTGAGGTACAGAAAGAGATCGAAGAGGCCTGCATCCGGCATGGACTTAATCTTACTATCTTTGAAAATGGTATTGGATTTGTGGATCCCAAAGACAATAAAATTGCCATGGTATGGAGACCTCAGTATAAACCCGAAACGCCATCATTACGCCCTATGGAGGAAAACACACAGACAGATTTCAAACCGGTCACGCAGAAACTGTCTGGTGGGAATATGGCGGCATTTATCTATGGCAACCAAAAGGGCGGCGGCAGATTTGTAGGAAACCGTAAAAAGCATACTATCAGAGGGATGAAAAAGAAATGACAGAAGAGGAAAAAATCAATAAATGGATAAGCGAACACGATGGGGATGATTACTGCCATTACTGCACACTTTCAGAAGATTGCAGCCACGGTATGGTATGCTACGGCGGAGAACCAATAGAACCTGCGTGCTGCTCCTATGATATTGCAGAACTGCTTGATACAGAGCAGATTTTGGAGGATATGGATAATGGGGAAGAATAATAAATTGATAAATTCTCTGAATGAAATTGCCAGAAGAAACCGCTCACAGAATGTTGCTACCGCAGCAGATCAGATGGTTCCACAGATATATGCGGCTATCGCCATTGCGTTGCACCGCACATACGGTTTTGGGTATAAACGTATCAATGATATATTCGTGGAGTCTCAGCACATTTGGGAGGACTACGCCGGAGACGGAGCTGGCATGGTTAAAAAATGTGAGGAAGAAACAGGAGTGACTGTATGTAGCCCAGAAGAGGCACAGAGATTGATGGAGATGCAGAATGGGATGTAGTGAAAATTGCGGATCATGCACATGGCATGAGAATTTCAATGGGACAACGGATTGGATATGCGCCAATGAGGAAAGTGATTGTTACGGAGCAGTTACATCCTGGGACGATTATTGCATAGACTACGAACCAAAACACGTAGAATAACGAACTCAATTACATCATTTAACTTTCAATTATATCATTTGAAAAGGAATGACTACGTTGAATATCGGCTACACCGATATTTTAATGCGTTATCATTCCTTTTTTGTTAAAATGATGGTGTCTTGGTATAGACGTTGGTGGATTATCCCTTTCTTGATATGGAGTAGTGAACGCTACTCCATATTGGTAAGCCCGGATAGCTCAACTGGCAGAGCATTTGATTTGTAATCAAAAGGTTGTGGGTTCGATTCCCACTCTTGGCTCTTGTCTCTTTCGAGAGGCCATGGATTCCTCCATTATTGTAGGATAGGGCGGTGGCGAGCCGCCCAGTAATGCGTGGTGGCACAGTTCGGTAGCGCATCTGACTTTTAATCAGACGGTCGTGGGTTCAAATCCCATTCACGCAACTATCCACATACAGAAAGGAGCAGCTATATTGGAAACGGAAAACGTATACTGCCCTGTATGTAAGGCGCGGGCAAACCGTGAAAAACTTCTTTTCAAGAAAGCACCCGGAGCATCCGGCACGATTTTTATAAACTGCCGTGGATGTAAGGAAGTAATAAAAATAGAATTAAGCAAAGAGCCTTTGAGCCGGTTAAGTCATAAGTAGACTTGATCGGTTCTTTTGTTTTATTCGGAAAGGGGAAACTTCATGTACGCAAGCAACCGTCCAACTCTCGGTAGACGAATGTTAATGACTGATGAGAGGGAAATTACGAAAGACAATATCATATCGGTTGTATCTAAGGCGTTTATGGAACACCAGGAGAATGTGGCACAGGAAGTTTTTCTTTTTGAGTACGAGAAAGGCAATCAGCCAATTCTTAACCGTGAAAAGAAAATCAGACCGGATCTCAATGCCACAGTCGTAGAAAACAATGCTTCAAAGATTGTGGACGTGCATCTGGGATATTGTTTTTCCAACCCGATCACTTTCGTACAGAGAGCAAAGATAGAACCAACAAAGAAACAGAAGAAAGCCTTATTCGGATTTTTGAGAAAAAAGGATGAGGACGATGGAGAGAATATTGACGATTTGAAGATCGCCATGCTCAATAAAATGATGCAGGAGCAGAGCAAAGCGGCAAAAGATATTGCCCTTGGAAGAAACTTATTTATCTGTGGTGTCGGCTACCAGATGATGCTGCCGAACAGAAATAAGAGCAGATATTCTCCATTTGAACTATTGGTTCCAAGTCCACTTACAACCTTTGTGGTGTACTCAAATGACGCATATAGAGAACCGGTGCTAGGATGCACCTATTCCGTACATGATGATGGAACAATTACTCTTACGGCATACTCAAAGAATTTCTGCTATACCATTGAGCATGAGTTGAACACGACAGACTATCATCTGAAAGAGAATATCGCACCAAACCCACTCCGAAGAATACCGGTCGTTGAATTTTATCTGAATGACCGCATGGGTATTTTTGAAAAGGTTATCCCACTGATGGATGCAATGAATCTTGTGGATTCTGACCGTATCAATGATATTCTGCAACACGTTCAGAGTTTACTCTGGATGCACAACTGCCAGGTAAACGAAGAGGGCAAGAAAAACCTCGTAGACGGCGATGGAGTCATTATGACAAAGAGTACCGGGGACGGCAAGGAAGCAAAGATCACTTACCTCAATCAGACATTGAATGAGAGTGAGGTTCAGAAACTTGTGGATCATCTCAATTCTCAGTTGGAGCAGATTACCTCTACACCATCATGGCAGGAGGCAAGTGGCGGTTCAACCACCGGTGCGATGCAGTTATCCAATGGATGGCAGTGTTTGGAGATTTCCGCTAAGACGGTTGAACAGTTATTCACTGAGCCGGAAATGCAGCTCATTGATTTGGCAATCGAAATCATTAAGACAGATCAGAGACCGTATGACGGTCTGAAAGATATAGAGACGGCAGATGTTGAAATCCGTTTCTGCCGTACAAAAACCTATGATTTGGTGTCTAAGACCAATTCCCTTGTGGCATTGCTTAATGCCGGAGTAGACGGTCTTACATCGTTTAACACTGTTGGACTGTTCACAGATCCACAACAGGCATGGGTTGATAGTAAGCCTATTATTGATGGCATACAGAAGAAACTTGCCTCCAAGGAGGAAAAGACACAGCAACCGAACCCTAACGCATACAAGGATGAAGAGGGGAACGGTGGGGAGAACAACACGGAAAAAGATAAGACAGAGGAATCTAAGCAGCCAAGTAAGACTGCAATGGTAGAAGAATAGGCGGTGTGAACTATGTATAATCCGGTTGAATACTTTGACGAAATGAACATTCTCAAAGACGATAAGCTACGCCGGAAGAAAACCGCCAAGGAGTTTATAAATGCACTTGTAGACTTTTTTGCAGCACAGTTCCTCAATCTTATTTCCGGCATTTTCCTTTACGAAAAGACGAGTGCTGATTACGAAAATGAACTCATGGATCTCTATTTTGCCATGATGCCGGAATATCAGTACGAAACAGAAGTAAGGGAAAAGGCATACAGATTTTCAAAGTATATTCAGGAAGCCACAGAGAGGGCAGTGGCAAATGCCAACGGCAACGATGATTATAAAATGTCTCGCATGACCGGTGGCATGATGAAAGAAGAGGATGTTCCAAAAAGTGTAAAAAGGATGTTCTCGGAGGTTAGAGCAACGGAGATCGCCCTGAATGAGACAAACTGGATATATAACTGGATAAATCATCAGAACCTCGTGGATAAGAAACAGACCACCCATACATGGGTAAGCATGAGGGATGAACGTGTCCGGGTTAGCCACTGGGAGGCGGACAGCCAAACAGTTCCTATTAACGAGCCTTTTATCATCAACGGGTACAAAATGATGTTCCCCCTCGATGATAGTATGGGCGCACCGATAGATGAAATTATCAACTGTCGGTGCGTGGAATTATAAATCAGGAGGTAGAAAACCAATGGCAACTGCAAAACAGACAGCAGCAGACAAGAAAAAGATGGACGATAAGAAGAAAGCAGCTTCAAAGAAATCCGTTTCAAAGAAAGATACTGCCAAGAAAACTGCCAATAAGAAAGCGGCAGCAAAGAAGTCCACAGCAAAGAAAACTGCTACCAAGAAAACAACTGCCAAAAAGGCAGCAAAGAAAAACTAACTGAATACAGTTAGAGCCTATGAGCCGGATGTGATGGAAAATCGTGTCCGGCTCATTTTTTCGGTTACAGAGGGAGTAATTCCTTTCAGATAACGGGTTAGAGAAAACCCTCATCAAACGCATACAACTATTGTCTTGCAGAGACGCAAGTAAAAAAACGCAGAAATTCACACGGAGAGAACCGTTCAAACGCAGGAGGTCAATTATGGCAGATGTAAACAGCACAACAACTCAGAACCAGACACAGCAGCAGTCTCAGACAGCACCGCAGAATCAGCCCACTCAGGCATCCGGTACACAGCAGCAGCCTCAGACAGATAAGCATGAGGAAAACAACTCCGGCGGAGAAGTAACCGTTGAGAGCCTTATGGCGCAGCTTGCACAGGAGAAAGCGGCAAATGCGAAACTGAAATCCGATAACGACAAACTTTGTACATCCGAGGGAAATCTTCGCAAACAGCTTAGAGCTAAACAGACAGCCGAAGAGCAGGAGGCAGAGGCAAAAGCGGAACAGCAGGCTCAGAGAGATGCTTATGTCAAGGAACTGGAAAAATTCAAAGCGGTAGCGGAATCATCGGAGCGTTACTTAGGAATGGGTATGCCGGCCGAAATGGCAAGGGCTACGGCAACAGCAGAGTATGAGGGAAGCATGGATGTTGTTACCGGAAACATCACTAAGTTTATGGCGGAAAGAGACAAACAGAAAGAGTCGGAAATCCGCGCTCAGTATTTGGCTCAGATGCCTACACCACAGTCTGGAAACGTAGGTCAGGTTGACTATTCAGCACAGATTAAGCAGGCAATGGACGCAGGCGATTCACAGGCTGCGATTCTTGCAATATTAAGTCAAAGTGCCGCTAACAATCAGCAGGCATAAATCTAAAGGAGGTAATGAATTATGGCACAGGGCACAGCAACATCATTCGCTGTTCCTAATTTTAGCGGAATGTTATTCGCTAAAGGACAGACAGCAACACCGTTCTCTACTATGATTGGCGCAAGACCTCTTGTAACCAATCATGTAGAGTTTACTTGCGGTCAGGAGTACAACACAGAAACAGGCGAACAGCCGGAGATTTCTGAAACAGCATCCCTTACTGCACCACAGCCGGAAATGGTAACTAGAAGCCAGCTTACCAATGTAACTCAGATCTTCCAGAAATCCGTAGCGATTTCTTACGGAAAGCAGAGTAACATGGGTACACTGCAGGGCATCAATGTGGCCGGTCAGCAGGCAAATCCTATGGACGAGCTTGCATTTCAGGTTTCTCGTAGAATGGCAAAGATCGCACAGGATATTGAGTACACATTCATCAACGGAAAGTACGCAAAGGCAACTACTGATGCAGAGGCCAATAAAACAAGAGGACTTCTGACAGCTATCACAACCAACGTACTTGATCTTGCTAAAAAGCCTCTCACATACTGGCTTGTAGCAGAGGGATTAAAGTCCATTCACGATCAGGGCGCAAAGACAGACAACATTGTTCTCGGAGTTGATGCAACTACAATGTTGCAGCTTAACCTTGATGCGCAGCAGAACAACCTTACAATCGTTCCCCTTGGAAGAGAAGTGAACGGTATCAAATTACAGACAGTAGTTACCCCTCTTGGAGAAGTGGCAGTTGCTTTGTTTGATACTATGCCTACCGGTACAGCCGTTCTGTTCGATCCGTCCATCATGGCTCCGGTTCATCAGATGGTTCCTGGCAAGGGCAATTTCTTCCTGGAGCAGCTTGCAAAGACTGGCGCAGGAGAAACATATCAGATTTTCGGACAGATTGGTTTGGATCACGGTCCTGAGTGGATGAGTGCTAAGTTCACAAATATTTCCACAGATCTTCCGAGCAAACTGACAGCAACCACAAAACCGGGGGAATAACAGGTCATACCCTTGACGGTGGTTCCCGTATCGTAGCCGATTCTTCTGTTTCCACATCATCAGATGCGAGCACAGAAGAGACGGTTACTGATGTCACAAAGAAGTATACAGAGGAAGAACTTAATGCTCTGACAGTGGCACAGATTAAGGCTATCGCAACGGAACGTGGGTATGACATGAAAGAAACCGTAAAAGCAAAGCTGATCGCAGAGTTTTTAACTCAGCAAGGGTAAGAAAGTGAGGACGGATTATGGACGCTAAATTGTTGAAAGTCATTTTAGATGATGAAACTCTCACTGACGAACAGATTGCCGTCCTCCTTGTGAAAGCTCAGAAACAGGCTGCAAATCAACACTTTTGGGCGGATGATGATATTCCGACAGAGGCAGAGTTGGAGAGGTTTTATAACCGGTATGAGTTTGAAATCTATGATTTGGCGAAAGCCATAAACTCTGACGATGCGAGGGGCGGACTTGTATCTCACACAGAACTTGGAGTTACCCGGAACTGGGGACAGACAGGCAAGAAAGATATTGAGTTGGCCTTGGCGAAGATCCCACCCAAAACCTATGTCGGTCTGTTAAGGAGGGATGGCAATGCCGAAGCTGAGACTTAAAGACCTCAGATTGAACCAAGTCCCTTTTTATTACCAGACCTATGACGGAACGGTGGATGAAGTGGACGAGGATGGCAACCTTACCGGGGAGAGCATACCGAAGTATTCAAATCCGGTTCGTGTGCTTGCGAGAGTAAGTCCGAACTCAGGAAATGCCGAGGACTCCCCATTTGGTAAAGATATTGTCTACGACAAGACCATATCAACCGTACAGAAATTACCGATTGATGAATACTCAAAACTCTTCATAGATGTGGTTCCTATTCTCAACGAGGACGGTTCCACAGATACAGAACCGGATTATATATGTGTCTGCCCGAAACATGATTTGCAACAGAATCTATGGGCGATACGGAAGATTAAGGGAAATATCCATGCAGGACAAAATAACGATCAATCCCTTTGACCCGGACAGCATAGATGAGGCTATTAAGAAACTGGAAAAGCGGAAAGAGCGTATACACAAATGCGCAGAGAAACTTATACAGAGACTTACAGACCTCGGAGTTGAAAAGGCACAGGAGTTAGTTCCGGTTGATACCGGTACGGCAAGATCTTCCATTATCGGTTATCTGGATGAGGCAGAGGGAGTTGGAATCATAAGTGCCGGAGGGTATTGCAAGTACATTGAGTTTGGTACTGGTGTAAAGGGTAGGGACAACTCCCACCCAAGCGAAGAGTACAAGGCAATAATGAACTGGGCATACAATTCCGGGGCAACAATCTTTACCACGAAAGACGGCAGAGAGGGTTGGTATTATCCGGCTGATGATGGCACATGGCGATTTACAGAGGGTATGCCGTCAAGACCATTCATGTATGAGACGGCGCAATATCTGAGGAAAGAAGCACAAAAAATAGCAAGCGAGGTATTCAAGGATGGTTAAGGACAATGTGAATTTGTATTTTACGAACCTCCTGAAAGACTTGCAGAAACAATACAGCAGTTTGAAAGGAGGACAGGTGTATAAAGCTACACCACCGTCATTCCCCTATATGTATTTCAAACAGATAGGCGGAGACGGAGCGTTATCCACACTTTCAAATACAGAGGACGGTATCAATCTTGGATTGGAAGTCAAATTCTATTCAAACAAATCCGCCTCAGAAGTGCGGAAGTTAGCAAATTCCGCAAGGGAATATATGGTAGGGATTGGATTTCATTGCGACTACTTCTCCCCTGTGGAGAATGTAAGCGATACTTCCATTTCACAATTCCTTACCCGATTCTCAAAACTGGAAACATGATTAACTCCATCGGCTAGGGTCGCTCCCGAAAAGCACTCGCCTGGTGTCTGCCGGTGGTTTTAATAAATTCAAGGCTTTACCTCTTAGGCAAAGGAAAACACAAGGAGGTAGAACGAAGATGGCAAAATGTACAAATGTGACATATCTCATGCACGAGAAAGCAGATGCTCCAGGAACATTTGAGAAGTTGATCGACATCACTGAGTACCCGGATCTCGGTGGAGAAAAGGAAAAACTCGATGTTACAACACTTTCCGATACGAAGAAAAGAACCATTAACGGTATCGAGGACACAGGGGATCTTGCTTTCAAAGCATGGTATGAGAAAGCTGATTACAAGAAACTCTTGGATCTGCAGGAAGCAGGAAAAGTTGATAAATACCAGTTATGGTTTGGAGAAGAGGGTGTTGACGGCAAATGGGAGTGGGCCGGTGTTATGGCAGTATATCCGACAAGCGGATCTTCCAACAATGCGAGAGAAATGTCATTCTCCATTACTGATGAGGGCGAAGAGGCTCTTCATTATGTAACAGCGTGAAAAAGTGAAACAGCGGCAGGGGAATAACCCTCTGCCGTACAAATAGGACAAATTAACGAAAGGACGGTTAATAAGTATGATTTTACAGACAGCGAATGGACCTAAAGAGATTAAAGTAGCAGATCTCGATTTTACAAACCTTATGTGTGATCTGGAAGATCACGATGTAGATGTAATGGGACTTCTGGATGATGATACCAGAGAGAACATGAAGATTTTTAAGACAATCAGAGCGATCATCGCAGTCCTTACCGGCACAAAGGATCTCACAAAAGCCGGAAAGATACTGAGCGAACATTTGAAGTACGGCGGTTCCATGGATGAAGTCATGGAAGCCTTTACGGAGGCAATGAAAACCGCGGGTTTTGGCGAGGAAGCCGAGGAACCTCCGAAGAGCGGAGGAAAGAAAACCAAGGCGGCAACAGAGTAGAGGAAATAGATCTCAGTAAATACAAAACATTTACAGAGATTATCAATAAAGTTTGGCTTCCCAACGCTCTCCTTTATGGAGTTTCCTATGAGACCTTTTGGACATTAAACCCTACGAAATTAGAGCCATTCCAAAAGAAGAGAGAAATGGAAGCGAAAGAACAGGCCACAGCCTTAGATACGTTGGCGTGGTCCGTTGGTTCGTATGTCGTAGATGCCATGGCAATCTTCCTTGGCAGAAATGCTCCGGCATACCCAAGCCAACCAAGAAGCATGAACAGCACAGAGGACGCACCGCCGGGAGCAAAAATGACGGATGCAGACAGATTCGCTGCCTTTGCCGCAGAACATAATAAGCGATTGAGACAGCGAAGAGAAAAGTAGCTGATTACATGGGGATAGGTTGACGAACCGAAACAGCGCAAGTCCGGCGCAGTTCCCCATGTTTTCTTATTTTACGGACAAACAATACCACCCACGGACAGGGTTTTACGAAGTGAGGTGGCAAAATGCCTGATAACAGAGTAGATAGCATTTTATTGGAAATAGAAGCCACCACTGATAAGGCAGACGGTGGTATTGATAAAGTAACAAAAGCTCTTACCTCAATGAAGAAAATCACTGAGGGATTAGATACAGAAAAGTTAAAACAGATTCTTGATGTAATGCGTGGTTTCTCCGGCGTTGGAGATGATCTTAAAAATGCCGGAAGTGGTATGAGAAGCATTGCATCATCCATTAAGTCTCTGTCAGGAGTTGATACGGCGAAATTAAAAGAGGTTGCGGCTACTGTAAAGGAAGTCAGCACAGCACTTGGAAACCTCGGATCGAATAATCGCGTCAGCATCAGAATTGATTCTGAGGGGGCACAGAGACGTGTACAGCCTTTGGAGAACGGTCAGCAAGCAGCGGCAGCCACAGAAAGCGTTGCGACTGCATCAGAAGAGGCACAGGCAGCAATGAACGGTGCCGCATCAGCGGCAAGCCAGTTGGCACAAGAGGAAAGCAACCTCGGAACTGCCGGACAAAGTGCAGCAGCCGGACAGACAAACTTAAACGAAAGTCTCAATCAGGCAAACACAAATCCGGCTAATAGACGTATTCAGGAACTCATAGACCAGATCAATAAGTACAAAGCCACTGTCAGCGGTATGGAGAGTGGAAAGATACGGTTTGATACCGGTCAGTATGAGGAAGCTGTGAATGGTCTCAGACAGGCACAGGAACAGTTTAAGCAGTTCAAGGAAACGGTTTCACAGTCTCCTAAGAATATGGAGGATGTGGCAAAGTCCATTAAGTCCATAGGGGATGCAGCACAGAAATGTGGACTTGGAACCTTTTCTTCTATATTAAGTGGAATTGCATCAATTCTTCCGGCCATTGAAACTGGGGGCATGGCGGCAAATGCCGGATTCCAGTCTATGGCGGTAGGTCTTGAAGCCGTTCAGGCGGCGATACCGATTATTGGTATTATCCTGACAATCCTTACTGCAATCATCAATGCGGTAAGGCAAGTGGCAAATGCTGTAAAGAACGAGACACAAAAAATCATTTCTGCCGTGAAAACGGTAGTGAACAAAATCCGTTCTGGGATTGCTGCAATTATAAATAAATTCAAGGAACTCAAAAAGAGAGTGAGAGAGAGCCTTGGATTTTCAGAAAAACAATCTGGTGCATTTGCAAAGAAACTCGGCTCAATCATCCGACTTGGAACGTTCATGTTATTACGTTCAATGTTTACACACCTATTTGAACTCGTAAAAACAGGATTCGATAACCTTGTTATTTATTCAAAAAGAGCCGGAACAGAGTTTCACAAAAACGTAAATCTGCTCTACAACGATTTGCGACAGCTTGGAGCATCACTGACAACTGCATTTGAGCCAATACTGAATGTAGTTACTCCGATTCTGGATTATCTGATTCAGAAGCTCGTTGCAGCAACAAACGCATTGGCACAGTTCTTCTCAGCACTCACAGGTAAGAAGTTCTATACCAAGGCAATAAAACAGAATAAAGATTATACAGATTCCTTAAATGGTGCTGCAAAGGCGGCAAAGAACCTTACCACCGGCATAGATGAGCTTAACATCCTAAGTGATGATAAAAGCGGCAGTGGAAGCAACAGCGGAGCCGATGGAAGCGGTTATGAAACAGACGAGATTGCGGATAAGTACAAAAATCTTGCACAAATGATTAAGGATGCTTGGGATGAAGCTGATTTCTACGATGTAGGAAGAATGTTCGGGGAGAAACTGAAAGAAGCCCTCGATAACATTCAGTGGGACGGCATCAAAGCATCTCTGAGAAAGATTGCGAAGTGCATTGCGACATTCCTGAATGGTTTCCTTGAAACTCCTGGATTGTTCACATCAATAGGTGTGACAATAGCGCAAGCTATTAACTCTGCATTTGAGTTCGTTGATTCATTTGTAGAAAACTTCCATTGGAGCAGTCTCGGAACGGCAATAGCAGATCTTATCATTGGTGCATTAGATACTCTTGACTGGACTCTGATAAATAAAACCGCAAAGGGACTTGCACAGGGTATCGTAGATGCAATCAACGCTGCTCTGCAGACAGAAGATCTCTGGAAGAAAATTGGAACAGCAATTTCCAATGCAATAAACTCAGCGATTCTATTTGCAAAGACATTCGTTACCGGATTGGATTGGGCTTCACTCGGAACCGCAATCGGCAATTTGCTTGGCAATGCAATAGCCGGAATTGATTATGTTGGCATTGGAGAAACATTCGCCGGTTTTGTAAATGGTGTATTTACTGCCGTACTGAATTTCTCAAAGACTTTCCCATGGAAAGATATTGCTACGAACTTTGCAAACGGTGTCAACACAGCACTGAAAAAACTCGATTGGAATACCATCAAAGATGGTTTCGATACTTTCTGTGAGGGACTTGGAACAAATATAAATACCGCAATTACGGAGATCGACTGGAATCTTGTAGGCACAACGCTTGGCAACAGCATCAAGACACTTTTCAGCGGTCTTGGAAAATTCCTTGCGAAGATAGATTTCAAGAAAATCGGAAGTGACTTTGCGAGTGCGATAAACAAGGCAGTTAAGACTATCGACTGGAAAGAAGCCGGTGGCACAATCAATTCCCTTATATCTGGTGTATGCACACTGATTAACACTTTGATAGATGAGGTGGATTGGTACGAACTTCTAAAGGGCGTAGGAACGGCAATGTCCGAGATTGACTGGGACACAATACTCAAAACAGTCTTTAAGGTATTTGCAGCCAAGTGGACATTCAAGAATATGTTCAAGTGGGTATCATGGACCGCCATTTGGAATGAACTGAAAACAAGCGTTGTCGATGGAATATCAAAGAAGTTCGGAATTGGATCTGATGATGGAGAAATAAATACTGTCGGAGAGAAAATAGTCAGTGGCTTGCTGGGTGGAATATCTAAATCCCTTTTGCCAGCACCATTGCAGACAGCGTTGAGTTGTTTCGGAAATGTGACAGATGTTGTCAAAGGAATATTCGGCATAGGTGGTTCATCCGATTCAACCGTATTCAGCACACTTGGAAGTAATCTTGTCACTGCTTTCAATGGAGGCATCGGAAAGAAATTCTCAGACTGCCAAGCAAAAGTTACGGAGTGGGCCGGAAAGGTCAATGACTGGTTCTCGGGTACGAGCTTTGGAAAGATTTGCAAAGAGACTTGGGAAACCCACGGTCAGAACATCATAACCGGCTTTAAGGACAAGATAGGCAATGCTTATACCACCACGAAAGACAGCATCACGACTTGGGCTACTAAGGCTAAAGAGTGGTTCAACAATTCATCATTTGGTGGGGTCAACATGGAAACATGGACCGGATATGCAAATGACATTATCTCCGGTTTCAAGACAAAAGTGGGAAATGCCTATACACAGACCAAGGGCAACATTACCACATGGGCCTCAAAGGCAAAGGAATGGTTTAATAGTTCTTCATTCGGCGGAGTGAATAACGGTACATGGACCACCTACGCAAATGATATTATCACTGGTTTCAAAACAAAGGTGGGTAACACATACACCACCACAAAAGATAACATCACAACCTGGGCGAGCAAAGTTAAGGAATGGTATACGAGCAGCGGCTTTGGAAACATCAATAGCAATACTTGGCAGACCTACGCAAACAATATCATTTTCGGCTTCCGGGAAAAGGTTGGAAACACCTATACCACCACAAAGAACAACATTACTACTTGGGCGAGTAGCCTGAAAGATTGGTTTTCTGGATCTTCATTCGGAAATATCAACAATGCCACATGGACCACTTATGCAGGAAATATCATAACTGGTTTCAGGAACAAAATAGGACTGTCGTACACAGATACGAAAAGCAATATCACAACATGGGCTTCAAACCTCAAAACGTGGTTCTCTGATAGTGGTTTTGGAGGCATCAATAGTTCTAAGTGGAGTACCTATGCAGAGAATATTATTTCCGGCTTCAAAACGAAAATCGGAAACAGTTATACGACTTGTAAGAGCAACATTACAACATGGGCTTCTAATGTAAAAACGTGGTTCACAAATACCTGTTCTTATGACAAGTGGTATGACATTGCAAAAAATGCGGTAGATGGTTTTAAGAACGGTATAGGAAATCTGTACTCTACCTGTAAGAACAACATTGAATCGTGGGGCAGCAGTATTATCTCATGGTTCAAAGACAAGCTGGATATTAACTCTCCGTCCAGAGTATTCAAACGATTAGGTGCATATTCCGTAGAGGGATATAACATCGGCGTAGAGAAAGAGGGAGAGAAAACAAAAGGAATTGTCACTTCCTGGGTAGATTCATTCGCTGATATGGACGTGAACCTCGGAACACGTCTGAAAATCAATGACAGTGCATTGAAAGAATACAGCAACAATTATGGAAGTGATTTCACGAATGAAGCAATCGTGCAGCGTGTGACAAGGGAGGTATCTACAAACGGAACCGTGCAGGCAACGCTTAATTCCGGCGGCGGTCTGAAAGAAGCTATCAAAGAGGCTCTGGATGATCTCGGAATAACAACCGCTGTGAGTGAGATTTCCAAGAACACCAAGACACAGGCTGATAAGAAAGAACAGACGATTGTTGAAATCGGTGGAAAGACAGTTACGGATGCAGTAACCACACAGCGCAATGCCAACGGTTACAGCTTCCAAGGAGCGTAAAGGAGGGATATGGAATGGCTTATATATCAGTAAATGGTTATGACTTTCCCCCTCCTAAACGTGGGGCAAAGCCAACTGTATCTACAATGGTGGATGCCGGAAGAAATGCCAACGGCACGGTCGTAGGGCAGAGAGTTGGGCGAGATCAGTACAAACTCGACACTCTGGAATGGCCGTGGCTGACGGCAGCAGAGTGGAGCCGGATGCTTACGGTGCTGAGTGCGTTTTTCGTATATGTCACTTTTCCGGATCCGGTCACTATGAAAAAAATAACAATAAAGATGTACCCCGGAGATAGGACGGCAGAACCATATTGGATTGACACAGACGGAAATCCAATTACCTATCAGAGTTGCAAAGTAAACCTTATTGATTGTGGAGAGTGATGGTGTATGCAGAAAGTATCAAATGAATACAAGGCAAGCATGAAAAGCTCTCTGAGAGAGCGGTCATACATGATGATTTCATTCGGTCTGGTAAATCAGGAGGCACAGGCCAACGCAACTGTCATGGGAAATAATTTTGCCTATTACTCGAAACAGACCGGCTTATTCGGTCAGCGAAAAGAGGACACTGTATATGCCACGCTCGAACATGATTTCACAAAGGTTGACGGATCCATGTATTTTCTTCCAAGAGAGAATACATCCGGTAACTACTACGACACCGGTTTGATAAGCAAGCCTCTGATTCCGAAAAGTGGATATGAGCTACTTATCGAACTGAATGTTGTGGCAACAGACATTAAAGGTCTGACTATCAATTTTGGAGAGGTATACCCTACACGTTTTGATATTTTGACAAGTAGCGGTCAGCGAATAGAGATTACCGACAATGATATGTCAGAGTTCAGCACAGAACAGGTGTTGGAGAATACCACTTATATCAAATTCATCTTCTATGAGATGAAAAATCCATATTCCAGATTGAGAATATATTCAATCCAGTTAGGTTACGGCCTCGTGTACTATAACGAGGACATTATGGATTCTAAATTAGACAGTTACATATCCCCGATTTGTGAGGATGTTCCGCAAATAGATTTCATGGTTAAGTTGCAGAACTACGATCAGTATTTCAATGTTGACAATCCGAACTCTGCAATCAACTTTTTGGAGACAGGGCAGGAGATGTATGTCTGGTACGGTTATCAGTTGCCGAACTCAGACGCTATCGAATGGATAAGAGGGGCAAAGTTACAGTGTAGTGCATGGGAAAGCGATGATTACTCGGCAACGATAAGGTGTCAGGATCTTTTCAGAAACATGGATGAGGAATATTACAAAGGCTGCTATGCTCCGGCAGGAATCACATATTACCATGCAGCAGAATTGGTCTTTCAGGATGCCGGAATTGAGGAATACTACATTGATCCGTACCTCAAAAAGTCAACCACAAAAAACCCCATACCGAGGGTTAAGCACAAAGAGGCTTTGCAGATTATCGCTAATGCCTGCAGATGTGTTCTTTCACAGAACCGGTACGGCAGACCACAAATTAAATCCTCATTCGCACCGGAGTACGACATAACGTGCAACGGAGAGACAGAGTATTCCCATGTTCGGAATATAAAGAGTGAGACTGCAAAACAGGAGTACGCTTCATTTGCACACAACTACACCACTGTAAATGCAGAAATGTATTATCTCCCGGAGAACCAGAGTAAGGCAGATAAGTATACCGGATATATTTCATTACAGCAGTCCAATAAGGATTGCCTATTTGAAGAAAATCCGATTATCTACATAACTCAGGAAACCGCCTGTATGTACTATGGTTTGCAGTTAATGTTTGGTTCTACACTGCCTGACGGAATTATATTCAGGACTTTCAATGACGGCAAAAAGGTGGATGAGTATGAGGTAAATTCGGACATTACAAAGAGGCTGATAGTACAACACGATTTTGATGATTTTGATTTGATGGAGATTGAGTTCACAAAGACAAAAGAACCATTCAACCGCATAGTCGTTGATTACTTTTCATTTGGCGATATAACGGATTTTACAATGGAAAGGCAGGATATGACCTCTTCTCCAAAATCAATCAAACAGGAGCTTGTCAAGGCAGTCAGAGTGCCATGCTATTCCTATCAGAAAGGAACTGCGGAAGAAACTCTTATTAGTGAAGAGACGGAGGCAGTAAAGGGAGATATTCAGACGTATTATCTCGGAGATCCGACTTATGGATGCAGAGCTACGTTCAATTCCTCGGCATCAAACGTCAGCATCATAGAAAGTGGAGATTATTATGTGACAGTTAAGTTTCTGATTACTGGCAAGTACCAGTTTGAAATTATAGGACACAGATACAACATTGTTGAGCAGTATGCCGTAAAAACGCTCAATAGCAGAGGAAAGACCATAACATGGAAAAATCCTTTGGTAAGCGATATGGAAACGGCAAACCACTTGGCAGACTGGCTTGGGGATTATTACAACGCCGGTATTGAGTACGAATACAATACCCGTGGAAATCCAGAGATTGATGCGAACGACATTGTTTATCAGGAGAACGCATACCGCCCTGGATTAAAGGTCAATATCTATCGCCACATTGTTAATTTCTCACAGAGTTTATCTGGAAAGGTAATTGCCCGTAGGGTATCAGAAAAATAAGAACAGAAAGGAAGAGGAAAATGAATGGCTATTAAATCCGTACAGGCTATCGTAAATGGTGTGACTACCACACTCACATACGACAGCGCATCAAAGACTTACAAGGCTACGCTTACCGCTCCGGCAAAGTCCTCATACAATCAGTCAGGACATTATTACGGAGTACAGATCATCGCCAAGGATGAGGCCGGCAACACGACTACCGTAAACCAGTCGGATGCCACACTCGGAAACAAGCTGAGGCTTACGGTAAAAGAGAAAACCGCACCGGTTATCACAATCTCTTCTCCGACAGCATCACAGTTACTTACGAGCAATCAGCCGACAATTTCATTCACAGTCACAGATGATGATTCTGGTGTCAATCCAGATACAATCAAACTGCTTATTGATGGTTCTGAAATATCTGGAATCACAAAGACAAAGACAACGTCCGGTTATTCATGCAGTTATAAACCGTCCACAGCACTTTCAGACGGTTCACACACCGTTGTTGTAAAAGCATCCGACTATGACGGCAATGCAGCTACTCAAAAGAGTGTTTCATTCAAGATCGATACTGTACCGCCTGAGTTATCAGTTACAAGTCCGGTAAACAAACTCGTCACGAATAAAACCACAGTAACGGTAGCCGGAACTACCAACGATGCAACATCAAGTCCGGTTACGCTGACAATCAACGGCAGTGCAGTAACTGTATATGACGATGGTACTTTCTCAAAGGATATAACCCTGAAAGATGGCTCAAACACCATTACCGTTGTAGCAAAGGACGGAGCCGGAAGAACCACGACCGTCACAAGAACAGTAACCCTCGATACAAAAGCACCGGTTATCTCAGATGTTTCATTGGCACCGAACCCGGCGGATGTCGGAGCAACCTATGTAATTTCTGTTTCGGTAACAGATTAGGCGGTGCGGCATGGCAGCTAACATATTGGTAAGGGACGTTACGATAAGTCCAAACCCCGTGCAGGCAAAGGGGAAATACACAATCTCAGTTTCCATTGAGGAACTGAAAGGCGTTGCATTTGTCGGCAATTATGTTGGCTCCTATGTCAATATATCAGACAAGGAAATTCCTGATAAATTGCCACTGGCATACGTTGGCAATTACACCAAAGGATAGGAGGCGATGAATAATGGCTGATATAGCAAATGTCACAGGAACACTTGACGATAAAGAACTGAATTTTCAGCACTCTATCGGAACCGTATATAAAGCCTCCGCAAGCATAGATGGTTCGGAAAAGGATCATGTAGCCGTATTGACGGCAACGGATTCTGCCGGGAATAGTACAACGGAAACAATGGTTATTTCTATCTCGGGTTCCTGGACCACTCCAAAAACAGATTGGTACGGTTACACAGACGATGATGGGATTTATCACGGAGACCGGTTCAACACGGAGGATTTCAACCGGATAAAGAACAACCTCGCATATCTCAGAGAGATAGCCGTGGCAATGTACCAGGAGTTTTCCATAAATGATCTGGGAGACGATAGGAGCAAAGACCAGTATTTTTATGCGGATGAGATAAATCAGTTGGAAGAAAACATTAAGCTCATAGCTGAAAACACATTTAAGCCGGACATAGGGGAGAACCCCTTATACACAGCGAATGGAAAGATTTTTGATTTCAACGAACTCAACCGCATCGAAAGCCTAATTTTGGATTTATTCAATCAGTTATTAAACCAATACAGAGGTCGGCAGATGCTTACCTTTAACTTTGGCATAAGGAGGGAGGCGTTCTAAGTGGCGTGGGAACGGTTAAAGACAGACTACAAGGATGCCGTATGGTCCGGTCTGCGGAAGTTCATACCTATTGATAATGGGGACGGCAGTTATTCCGTAAAAGATGTGACCCAGTACACGGTGTACGATGAATCGTTTTTCGGTGCGTATGATGCCAACCGCATCAATACAGCCGTCAACGCAATCATGGCAGCATTGGAAAACGGAACAGATTTGTATGAGGTATTCACAGAGTTTTTTGAGAACCAGAAAGTTGAGTTTGACAAGAGAGCAAATCTGGATCTCGACTCATTCAATATCTTTCTCGACAATTTGCAGGCAACGGCAAATGCGGATGTTGTGCAGTTAAAGAAAGACTACACATCTGAAATGACAACGTTTGAGAACAATCAGGAAATATTGTTTAATCAATGGTTTTCAATGATTAAAGATCAGTTGTCAGCGGATGCAGCCGGAAAATTGCAGAATGAAATCAACGATGTGGAAACCCACATCAGAAACCTTGCAGTGAAGATACATTTCAACGATACCGTTGGAACTGCTGCTGCAATAACTGTACAAAATGTAACATCCGGTAACAAATATACTGTTACAGATTATACTCAGCCTTTGTATCTCACAGAGGCAGGAGAGTACACAATAAGCATTGCGAATGACAACTATATAGTTGCCCCGAAAACATTTTCTATCAGCAATGCGGATCTTATGACACATAAGACTTTCAGAATCATGGACGGCAACGGATTGGCGTTTGTCGATGGTTTTGTAGGAGCCTATGTAAATAAATAACGGAGGTATACAAAATGAGAGATTTCCCTAAGAGACTTGCAACCGCCGAGGACATTAGAAATTGTAAATCCTTGGTGGATGATGGCGCATTTGCAGCAAAAGACCTGTTGGATGCCATCGAAGATCTTGAAAGCATGAATTATCTTCATTGCCCGGTTCTTGCGGTAGGAGAGGATAAGAAAACTGTTACCATTCACTATTGCGCTGAGGCAAAAGCAAATACAAAGGCGATTGTCGGAAATAAGACGGTAACAATCACAAACGTAACACATGAAGAGGGCGAACCGGATGAGATTACAGGAGAGAAACAGTTGGAAACGACCATTATCTCCACATCCGCTATGGTATCTGTGGATGCAACAGAAATCGCAGTTACCGCACCATACACCATTTACGACAGTCTCGGCATGACGGCCGAAGAACTGAATCAGATTAAGGAGGAATTGGCTAATGAGTAAATTCTACGGTTATGATGAAACAATGGAAAATGACATTGCGAAGATAACCACCCCGAAACTTGCGCTTATGTCCGATGTCGTTGCATCTGACAAGAAGTTTATTCGCATGGAGAACGGTTCCCTTACTGTTATCGCAGGAGTTTTGATTGCGGTAGGTAATTCTGTTTTTAAGACAGAAAAAACCACTCTTACAGCGAGCAACTTGGACGGAACAGCAACTAAGTTTGAGGTGGGAAAGGACTATTGCATTTATATCTGCGATCCTACCGGTGGAGATGCCACAAACTTTGCCGCAGAACAGTATCGTATTTCCCTTAATACGACATATCCAAACGGTTATACGGCAGTTACATCAAGAAAAATCGGTGGCTTCCATTACGGCGTAGTCAGAAAAACAAATAGTTCCGGTATTCCAATCAGCGCATCAGGCGCGGCATTAGGAAGTGGATGGGAAACAAACGTAGCTGAGGGCATTGTACCTAATTCCGTTTGGACTCTTCTCCACAGGCCTACTTGCGATCCTACCGGAATGGTATTCATAGGACCGTTCTGGGGCGATATTTACCTTTCATCAGATAACGGAGCCAGTGGTTTGCAGAGCAAAAAGGGTGTTGTGCCGATTACTGGAACAGAGGGATTAAACTGGTATATCGCCAATGAAAGAGCTATGAGAGTAGGCAAGAGACTTCCAACCTACGCTGAGTTCTGCAAATGCGCATACGGTTCTCCACAGGGCGAAGATGGTAACAACACATACACATGGTCCGCAACTTCCAATACGGCAAGAACCGCCTGCGGAAATGTAAAGAACGCAGTTTCCGCAACGAATGTTCGCGACCTTGTTGGAAACGTATGGAAGTGGCTTGATGAGTTCATTCACGACCCTACCGGATCAGCATGGAACTGGTATGACGTTATGAGCGGTCAGAAAGTTGGCCAGCTTTACATGGCCAACAACACTGGCTTGCGCGCGCTCATTGGCGGTGGCA